GTCAACAAACTAATAGAAGAACATTTAGATAAGACAACACACTAACAAAAAACCCCAAGGTAACTCTTGGGGTTTTTTTATTCTACTTCATAAGTTAGGGACTCGTAGAAGAAGTAGATTATACTCTATAATAACTTGTTTTCCAAGAAGGATATTTCTCTTTTAGGTGAAAAAATCAAGTCCCCCTTACCCCCTACTCGCAATCAGTGAGTGGGTGGGTGGACTGACCTAATCAATAGAGGGTTTCTCTTTTGAGGTTCACAACACTGACAAGTCCCTTGGAAGCAGTAATTCGTGATTTAACAATCCTTCTTGTCTTGGAGGGTCAAGTTACCAACCCTTTATCCAATCTTGATATAATTATAGATAAGAAAAACAAAAAAACCAAATACATCACAAAAAATATTTTAGATGAACAAACCAGAAGTAATCGCTAACGTATGGACTCTATCATCACTATCTATGACCTTCATGGATTTGATACCACTATTCACAGTATTATCACTGTTTACAGCAATGATACTGAATCTAATTTTGATCTACAAAAATATCAAAAAGAAAAACTTGACCAAACAATAAAGTAACGTATATTTATTTTTGTTATGTGACCCCATTGTCGTATAATAGGTTTTAGGAAAACGTGAAACCCTCTGACAGTCAGAGGGTTTTACATTTAAGTGAAGAAGGATATATTTATATTTACTGACGGGTTTTGTTCATACTTGCCATTTTATTACTTTCCCGTCATAACCCCCCTGAAAACAGATTTGTCCGTAACATTTCAATGTTTCATCAAGGGGGGTTTTTCTTTTAACATAATTTTGTTATATTTATATTATTATGGAGGATTTATCTGAATATACTCGGGATTATTTCAAAAAAACAGATGTTGAAAAAAAAGAAATATTTGATTCAATATACAGAGATGTAGAATTTGTAATCAAATATAACAACCCTGATTTAGAAAAAGTAATAATAAAACTTGACCAACTATTATTACAATCATCTGAAAAAGAAGAATACGAAGTATGTGAAATGATCAGATCCATAAAAGACAAATTAAAAGAAAAGTATCATGTGTAGAACCTGTGGTGGTAAATTCAAACCTATCAACAATTTGAAGAATCAACAAATCCTAAAACAAGTAAAAGAAGTGTATGACCGTTATGTACAGTTGGGGGACAACGTAACAGACCTTGATTACCTTGAATTACTTCAAATGTGGAATCTTATCTACCCAAATAGTAGTGGAGTACCTTCAAGGGAAAAAGTGTTGTTAGACATACAAAATTCATTTCAATACATCAAAGTAAAAAGATAATGGAACAAGGTAAAAGAGGTGTGGGTAGACCAAGGGTTGAAACATACATAGACCCAATGTGGAAGGAGATCATTTTAGATTCAGGACGTGAAGGAAAACACCTGACAGATTTTCTGATTAAGTTGGGGTTTTCTTATGAAACCCACTACGAACTTATCAAACGAAATAAACAATATTCTGAAACCATCAAAGAATACAACAAGTTGTGTGAACAATGGTGGTATAATAAAGCGTACGAGAGTATCGTAAAAGGTGAATCCAATAAGTTCAATCAGAGGTTGTGGACAATCATTATGAAGAACAAATTCCGTGATAACTGGACTGATGAAAAACAAGTTGACATAACAACAGGTGGGGATAAGATACAATCTGATAATAAAATTCAGATTGAAATAGTCAGACAGACGTTAGATGAAACAGGAACAACTCATTGATCAGGAAATACTTGATGACTATGATCCCGATGAAATGATGTTTATATGAATATCAAAATATCAACAACAGTTGTATTTGAAGACCTGATCACGACAGATAAACGTATATGTGTTTTTCAAGGATCGTCACGTGCATCCAAGACGTATAACATCCTAATCTATTGGGTTTATAGATTACTTCAAGAAGAAGGTAAAACCCTCTCTATCGTCAGGAAAACACTACCATCGTTGAAGGGATCAGTACTCAAAGACCTGAAAGAAATCCTACGTAGTTTTGGTGTGTATGATGAAAATAAATGGCATCAAGTTGACGGGTATTATGAACTCGGTTCAAATACAATAGAGTGGTTTTCATTGGATTCAGAAGAAAAGATCAGAGGTCGTAAAAGAGATTACCTCTTTATCAACGAAGCGACCGAAATCAACGAACAAGAATACATCCAACTTATTCTACGTACAGTAGACAGAATAGTTATAGACCTGAACCCATCACTGTGGGAGAGTTGGATATACGATTTAGAAGGTCAGGACGACGTTTTCTACAAGATAGTGACCTACAAGTCAAACCCATTTTTATCTGACGTTCAGATCAAAGAAATTGAAAAACTTAAAGACAGGGATCAAAACCTATGGAGAGTGTTTGGATTAGGTCAGAAGGGTGTACCGACACGTGTTGTATTCAACCATCAGAAGTATGTTGATGACATACCAAAGGAATCAAAATTACTTGGTTATGGGATTGACTACGGTTACCACGACGCACAGACACTGATAGGGGTCTACAAACTCGGTGAACAGATATACTGTGATGAATTATTGTACATGAAACATATAACGATTCCTGACTTTATTTACAAGATCAAAGATTTGGGTATCAATTTGAAGGATGATTTTATTGCGGATTCATCACAACCCCAAGCGATTGAGGAAATGAGACGTTCAGGTATCAACTGTAAACCAGTTATGAAGAACACGATCCTACACGGAATTGACCTGATAAAACGTCATGACTTCTACGTAACAAATCGTAGTGTCAATCTGATCGGGGAATTAAATCAATATGTTTGGAAACAAGATAAAAACCTAAAAAACCTTGATGAACCCATTGACAATCATAATCACTGTATTGACCCAATACGATATGTGTTAGAAATGAAGGTCGGAAATAAACCAAAGAAATTTACAATTGTATAATGATTGAACTACAAATAGGAAACAAAACAAGACAACTACCCGAACAACTTACAGTTGGGGTATATCAACAATACATAAAACGAAAGGATCACTATGATTCACATCCATCAAATTTACTTGGATTGATATTAGAAGAAGACCCCAATGAAATAATGAAATTCCCACCTGATCAAGTAGGATTTGTATTGGAATACATAACCAGTCAGTTTGTTCAAAAAAAGGGTAATAAGTTAGTGGAAACATTTACCCATAACGGAATAGAATATGGGTTGGAAAAAGATTGGTCAAAACTCACTTGGGGTGCATGGATAGATTTTGAAATCCTATCATCAGAAGACATTGATCAAAACATCCATCATGTCCTATCTATCCTTTACAGACCCATTACAAGTAAATCAGACAAGGGGTATACAATAGAAGAATACGATCCCAAGAAAGTATTGGATCGTATGGTCATATTCAAAGAAATACCCGTTCAAATATGGTTCAACTCTGCCAATTTTTTTTTTCAAGTCGTCAAGTTATACACTACCGATACAAGTCGTTCTTTGAACTTGATGATGAAAAGGATGATGTGGTTACAGAGGATGTGGAAGAAACTACCACGATTCCTGCAAAGGAAACTACCTCTCGGTTTTATTTTGAACTTACTCTATCCATCTGTCAAGAAGACCTTACTAAATTCCAACAGATAGAACAAATGAACGTATATTTAGTATTGAATACCTGTTCTATTTTGAAAGACCGTAGAGTCAAAGAACAAAATGAACTGAAAAAGATAAAAAATGAAACAAAATACGTTTGATGGAACATTATATTACGTATAAACATATCATCAAGTTATTCCAAAAGTATGTGGAATATTCACCTGTACTCAATACGTACGGGTGGGGAAACTTGGTTGACTTTGGAAAGAATACTTCGGGTAGTACTGTTCAGTATCCCTATATGTTTGTGACACCACAATCCATCACGTATGATGAAAATACGACAACCTATTCACTCGCGATTATGTTTACGGATATTTTGGACACGACAGTGTACAACGACGTAGATGTCGTATCCCAAATGTCCCTTGAAGCGAGACGTTTCATTTCATTTATCAAAAGAGGTATGAGACAAATCCCCGCATTATATGATTTTATGGACATCCAAATCGGTGTCACAGGATTACCCTTCGTTGAACGCATGTCCGACCACGTAGGGGGGGTACAAATAACCGCTAACATCATTGTCTTTGAGGACATCAACGCGTGTGATTACTATGAAGATTTCTTTCTATTGTTTGAAGACCTTGATATATGGACAACAGAAGACAATTTCCAATTGGAATATAACACATACAACAACTAACA